GCATATTGCTTACCATTCCAAGAAGATGACGCCCTGAAGACCTGCCGCACCTGATCCGCCCGGTGCACTCACAGAGGACCCATAACTCCCCCCCGCGCCACTACCACCCGCACCATAGCCGTAACCAGCTTGACCGCTGGGGCTTGAACCCGATGCGCCGCGACCAGCCGGGCCGGAAAAACCAAAGGGTGTATCTGCCCCCTTGCCACCAAAGCCACCCGATGCATAAGCTGCTGCAGGAGCAATCGTATCTTCAGCAGTGCCACCGGCAGGGTAACCAGCGCCCCCAGGAGGACCGCCGTAGTTTCCAAGAGCAGTACCGCCCGTGCCAATTTGCCCTGGGTTACCACCCACCAAGGAAAGCAGCGCGCCCGAAGTTCCGATCAGCGTCGAACCACCGGCTGTTGCGTTGTTTGCCGCAGGAGTTGCGCCAGCCCCACCGCCGCCAATCGTGATTGGGATAACCTGCCCCGGCGTTACTGCCAGTGGGTAACGGATGACCGATTGACCGGCACCGCCGCCGCCCGCGCCCGTGCAAAATGAGGTCGAGTTTGTTGCGAGCGATGCACCGCCGCCCCCGCCTCCTGCGCAGCCGGTAATCCAGATCTGCGTTACGCCAGCGGGTACGGTGAATGACCCGTTGGAAGTGAACGCCTGCTTGCGCCCACCAGCGAACAACTGGACGAAGCTCGTCGGGGCCAAACGAAAGCCGTTATCCCCGGCAGGAGGGGCCGCCGAAGTAGTCAGGAAACCACTCGAATCCACGTTGAGAATCGCCGCTACGAGCGCCATAAGCGCTGCACGAGTGCTCATTAGCTGTACTCCTTAATCATTACAAGACCGCCAATTCCAATGCCGCCTGCCTTCGCGGCCTGAGAAGCTGCGTTAGTTGCTCCACCACCGCCCGCGCCATACCCGCCGCCTGCGGCACCAATGTTAGTACCACTAACCAGCCCACCCGGCTCACCATAAAACGAAGCGCCGCCAACGCCGCCAATCGGTTGAGCGAATGACCAACCGTACCCACCAGGAGCGCCAGCACTATTGATATCCGCAGCGACCCCAGTGCCGCCAGCACTACCCCCGGCCGGGGAGCTAGTGGGGGTGGCTGCTGCGAACGAAGTACCGCCCGCCCCACCAGTCGCGCTCCATGACACACCGAAGGATGACGTACCGCCAGTGCCGCCTGCGACACCAGCCGCCGCAGTCCCGCCTTGACCGACAGTAACCGTCTGAGCAGAAAAGCCCGTATTTAGCCGCTTGCGCAACCAACCTCCACCCGCCCCGCCCGCGCCGAATGAAGATTGACTGGCGCCAGTAGCCGGCGCACCACCGCCCCCACCACCGCCGCCCAAAACCTCGATCTCGACTGCCGTCGCCAGCGCAGAAAGCGGGTTGTATGTAGAGCTTCCAGCAGCCGTGTACGCGCTGCCATTCACCGATACCAATAGCGTGCCCGCTGGATTGGTATAGATGATTGTGTTAAGCAAGCGGCCGGGCGTGTTCGAGCCGACCCAGGCGCTCGTAACAAGCTTGTTGCTGCTATCGCCAGGAGCCGGAGCAACGCCCGTGTCGCCGCCGAACAGTTGCAGCGCGCCAAGCATCGTTCCGCCCGTCCACGTCACAGCATTCGAGACCGTGAAGGATGCGAAGGCGATAACCTGGACGCCGTCGCCAACTTTTGCGCCGGTCGCCAGAACGACATTCGCGCCGTCTGTTGCCGTGAAGTCAATCGAGCCGAGCGTCGATCCGTTCTGGATGACGAGGATGTTGCCGGGCGTGTACGAGCAGGCAAACGTGGTCTGTGCCGCCGTTGCCGTGAAGGTGTGGATAGCGAACGAGCTAGACGACGCGGCGCCAGCCAGAACGGTATTCGTGCCGTCGCAGTAGACGATGACCGACTGCCCCTGCGGAATCGTCGCTGTCGTGCCAGCGCCACCGCAGCCCATCGTCAAGCCGAACGCGCCAGTGGTTTCGTTTGCGACGACATACTGGCCGCCCTGCGCCGGGATGACGACTTCGATTGCAGCCGTCAGCGCGCCCTGCAGAAGCAGAATGCCGTTGCCGTATTGCGCGGGCGTCAGCGTCACGTTTGCGCCGCCACCGACCGGAACGGGGATCACGCCGTTCTTCAGTTGGTACGCAAAGGCCGTGGTCGCGATCTTCGTCGTCTGGTCGCCGACGGCAGGCGTGGTCGAAGTCGAAACGCCGGTAAGCTGGATGTTCGCGAAGTCGTTCGTCGCGAGATAGACGTTCGTCCCGTCGCCGTAGATCTCAACGTTCTTACCCTGCGTCACGGCAACGCCAGTTCCCGCCGCGGTCTTCACCGTCAGCGAGAAAGCGCCAGTCGTGTTGTTTTCAACGATCCACTTGCCCGACGTGCTCGGCAGAATGACTGCAATATTCGCCGTCAGAGCGCCCGTGAAATTCAGGATGCCGTTACCGGCCTGCACGGCACTAAGTGACACGTTGATGCCACCCGCAACGCTCAGCGCGAGCACGCCAGCAAGCGTGCCCTGCACGAACGCGGTCGTGGACAGCTTGAGCGACAGGTCACCGAGCGGTGGCGTAGGTGCGGTAGGGGTGCCCTCAAACTCAGGACTAAGCAGCGCCGCGAGACCGGTCGGAACAACACCCCCATCGAGGATGTTATTGATGGTCGTGTAGAGCCAGTTCGTACGGTTCGCGAGATTCAGCGCAGCCTGATTCGAGAGGCCCTGATTAGCGGCGGTGTTCGGGTTCGCAGGGTTGTATCCCTGAACCGGATCGGTAAGCTGAATCTGATAGACCGTAGGGTCGTAATTGGTAATTTCGGGAAGTACGGCAGCCGCCATCGCTCACCCCTTAAAAGGAAATGGTCCACGTACCGCTGAAGGCGATATCGGACGCAAAGTTGAGGGGCTGAGTGCGCGTCTTGCGCGCGTACAGGACGCCTGCTTGAGTCAGGAGGCCGAACTCGGAGATCGCCATGCCGAATGCAGAAACGTCGGCAGAACCCATCGCGAAAGAGAACTGGACCTGGTTGCTGGCCGGATAGCTCACGCCCGTCAGCGCATTCGCGTATTGACCGGTCAGACTCGTATTGCCAAAGACTGGCGCGGTCGCATTCGTGCCGACGCCGAACTTTGTGACTGAGTTGTTCGCTACGTTGCCGCCGAGCAGAGCGGCGTGCGTGGGCTGCGAGCCGATAACGATCAGGTTGTTGTCGTCAACATGCTCAATGAGCTTTCCGTTGCGGCGAACGTCATAGACGAGCCGCCCGGTCGGCGGCTTCAGTGTGTCGTGAAGCGCGAAGCCCGCAAGGGCGCGCTTGATACGCTCATTAAGTTGCATGGTCAGACTGACCCTCTGAAGTAGATGGTCCTAGCCTGAAATCACGACTTCACCCGCGACCACGCCTTCGCGTGTGCGGGTCAAATTTCTCCAGAGTTGATGCTTAAAGCGTGTCTACTTCCGTCGTTCCGCTGTTATATGTGGCGATGCCGTTGTGCGTGCGGACGCCGTTATACGTGTAGTTGTATTGAATGGTCAGCGCCATGCCATCCGTGTCGTCTGGCGGCACGAGCGTGTCAGACAGCGGGACTGACTGGACGGCAATAACCGACATCGAATCCGTGGGCGGCGTCAGCGAGTCCGCGAACGGCGCCACCACTTCGATCATCGAGAACGCGTCCGTCGGCGGCGTCAAGCTATCGCTAAGGTTCGACCCCATAAGCGACAAGTCGCGCAGGTGCGTCCCGGCCGCGCGCAGCGTATTGATGAGCGCTGTGATGGTTTGCGCGAACGTGGTCGGGTCTTGGCCGTTGATAATGTCGTAGCCATACTCAACGTCAAACAGACCGTACACGGGCGTCGATACCGCGTTGTGCTCAATGGTTCCGTCGTAGTTGAACTCGGCGTTATAGACATGTCCGGTCACGCCCGGAAGAACCACGTCGGTAACCGTTGTGTCTTGCCCCGTGAACGTCGTAATAGCGAGTTCTATCGCGACGTTATTGCTCATGGGGCGCAGCACGCTCGCAATGATGCGAGGGCCGTATGCAGAGTCCTCCTCGCCCGGAAGGCGCGGGACTTTGTAATAGGTTCCCAGCACATCAAGCCAAATCGTATCGGCCGTGGTCGTACTCATTTCCGCTGGCAGGTTCGCGATCTGCGCGGCAGCGAGTTCGAGCTCGGCCGCGTTGCATTCGAGGTATGCCCACAACACACTCGTGTAGGCATACATCGGCTGCGGCGGATCGGCGGGCGTGACGCTCCCGGACGCATCCATAAGCGCGGCAGCACAGATGCTCGCCATTGATGGCGCGAGGTATGGCGTAACGTAGCCCGGCTGCGCAGCGATATAGTTGACGAGCTGAGCGAACGTGTACTCAGTCAGATTAATCGTCAGGTTCGCGCCGTAGCCACCATTGAGGACCTGCGTCGTCAGGACCCCATCCTGGACCTGCCACGACATCGGGTAGACGTGGTTGAACGACATGGCGAGCACGCGCGCCGGATCTTTATTGAATACCCGGTTTAGGTAGCCAAGCAGGGTTTGGGTAAGCTGCATTTAGGTCCCCTGCGTCAGCGCGATCGCGCCGGGCATGTTCTTATTGCCGGTCGTGGCGAGCGTGTCGGTGAACGCGGAAACGTAGTTCGTAACGCCAGGGATATTCATGGCGAGCTTGCTGATCTGAGCAGCTACAGCCGTTCCGACCGGGTCGGTTCCGGCGAGAGCGCTCCCGCTGTTGCCGATGGTCAGGCCCTGCAGGTAAGAGAAGATCGCGGCGCTCACGAGCGGCTCGATGTTGCTCCACACGTACCCTGCGGCGATCGTCACTGTCGCCGTCACCGGGAGCGGGACTTCGGTGGCGATATAGACGTTCGTCTTGACGCCAGCAGCCTTGTAGCCGGGGATCTTCGCTCCAAGCGCATTCAAGTAGCCAGTGATGACGTTAATCGCCTGCGCGAGCAGCGCGCCTGACGTGCCGCCTACGCCGTTGTGGATGTAGCAGTTGACAAGAGCGATCGGCTTTGTATCGTCGTACGTGTATGGCTCGTCAATCAGCGAGAGCGC